CGGTGTATAACGGGTGATACCCGTAGCCCGAGCGATAGTTTTTTGTCTCGGAGAGACATACCAGGCTCGATACCGGCCTGGTGTAGTGTTTGGGGGTAATTAAGAATTCCTGAATCAAGTATGTCGGATAGCTCGTCGCGGATACGCTCGATTTTTTGAGAGGAGACTTTGTTTGATCGTTCTGAGAGTAATAGATTGGTACGCATTTGCGACCAATAGGATTGAGATTTGTTTGCAAATTTTTGTTGAAGTTTATCTAAAAAGTTTGGCATCTTTTGAGTAAGGGATTAGTAGGGCGCTGATGCGCGTGAGAGATTAGAGTTTTTGAGTATAGCTGTTTAACCATGAAAGGATTATTGATAGAAGCTATAGGAGAGAGTAATAGTATAGATTATTTGTATTTGTTAAGTCGGATTTGTAATAAGAACCGACGATTTTTTAATAGTGAGGTTTTGGATTTAGAGTAAAGTGAAGACTCACTGATAGGAGTATTCTGATGAATAATTGTATAGAGATTGTTTTGCATGAAAGTGAAGTTGAACGCCAGTGTGGCGGGATTTATACGCTACAGATTCCTTTAAGCCTGGTAATGGTAGCCCTGATTGAGCAGGGCTTTTGTAGTTATGATAAGGAGAAGAATTGTTCTCAGATAATTTTAGATTTAGAAGGTTAGTTAGGCCGAGATTGATTATAACGGCCGATAGTTTTTGACCTTGGTTTTTGACCAAGGTTTTTTTTATTTGATTGATTTTTTTTGAATGGGTTAAGTTGAAACTGTTTAGGAGTTCCAAAAGGTGAGGATGATAGCAAACCTTGTAATTCGCGATTAACGTGTGAACCGGCTGCCATAAAGACAGCCAGTACATTGCGAAATTGGTCTTCTGATAGATTTTGCATTTGCTTTTGGCTAGTGATATCAACGCCAAAACGTTTTTGAAGCATTGTATTGACTGAGTTGTCTACTCCCATTGAAAGGAGTAGTTGAGAGCGTTTGAATTTGTCGGTTGACGTTACGACATTGTTGATTATGACTTGAGTTTCCTGTTCAGTTTTTTTGAGGTTAGCTGCTGCGGCTGGAAGCGTAACCTGTTTAAATGATTTGCTTTGAAGTGAGAAATTTTGATCAGCAATAGCTTTGTTAATATTGGTTGAATAAGTAGATGAGCTATAGGATTTGTCGGAGCTATATCTATTGGCTCCTGCTGATATTTCTGATGATTTGATGCTTGCGTCTGCTGATATTTTTGCAGCCGCTAGTTGTGTATCTTGTGCGCGCTCTTGTATTTTACGATCTTCTTGGCGCGATATTTTATCGGCTATATTTGCATTGGTTGAGGCGTTGCCGAGTACTGCGCCGCTACCGCTTGTGGATGAACCGCCAGAGGCGGAGGATCCATAGAATTCCTGAGGTGTAAGGCCGCGATCTTTGGCCATTTGCCAATCGTATTGGTCGCGTTGTTGATAACTTTTGTTATCGATAGAAGCGCCTTTTCGGGCGTTTGACCGCCCGAGTATTGTGTCTGTTGCTGTGCCAACAAATGCGCCGAATGCCGACATTAGCTTACAGCGTTTTGCATTGTTGGTGGAGATATCCCCAGAGACTGAACGGATAGATGGGCGACTATTCTTTTATTGGTGATGGTAGTACCTGTTTCCAGAGAGATACCGACGAACAGGGGCCTTCCGAAGTAGGCGTCACCGCTATCCAAAGCGGGTACCATGAATAATTCGTCGATAGAATCTTTAAAAGGCGTTCGTAGGGGGATGACTATCGCATCCGCTGATCCTGTCGGAGAGACTGGACCATAACCGATTACGATATAGGTAGAGAAGTCGGTCGCTGATTGATTTATTCTCAGACTAGCTTTGACACGGTACGGAGTATTATCACCAACAGGCGGATTGATATATATACCGGCACCCACTTGGGTTCCTCCTGTAATCGAATCAGTATCTTCGATGCATACCTCAGCAGCATCTGTATGAACGGAAGTTTTTGCATTGACTGATATGCTAGCGGGCACCGCAGCGGACTCAGCGGGCCAAATTAATTTAGTTGACCTTGGATCGGTCCATATACCGTCGCGTTGAATGTTTTTTGGTGCACTCATTGCATTTTACCGCCTGAAGGGAACTCTTCGTTTTTGCCGCCCGGATTTGGTCGGGTTTCGTCCATCATGCCGGACATATAGCTGTCCATTGAATCTCCGATGGGTTGAGTAGAATTTTCTCGGAAGAATACGTCTACAACGTAGTCATCGAGAGCTTGGGACCGGAAGGCACTTTTAACCCTGGTCGCGTCTTTAGCCTCTGCTTGAGTAGTAGGAATCTGCATATACGGGAAACTATCCCGTATGCCAAGACTTCTACCGATTACATCATGGTCTGCACGCCATTGCCAGCCGGCTGGTAAATATCCTAATTCAGTCGCGTTGACCTGTCCGATTATATCGCCGATTTGTACAGCCTGAGGGCGGGCGGATGATAGGTATTCTGGATCGGCAGTTAGCTCGAACCAGTCAAGTTTGTCATTTGCAAGAGGCATAACGCCTTCGATTGTAGAGGCGAATCGAACGACCAGTAGAGTAGTAAGGATGCAATGTTCAGGTGCGACTATGCCCTTGATATTATGATTTACACTAAAGTCGAAGAGTGATTGCCATTGTCCGAGACTTGCGCCATCGGTAGCTGCGATTTCGCGGGGATTTACACCGACTTCGACTTGATCTAGTAGGATGGGTACCTGGTCCACTTCGCGGGAGCCATTGCCTTTCCAGGTTTCCTTGACGAGTTCCATCCATCGGTTATATGAGAGAACGTCTCTTTTCATTGCGGAGCGAAATTTTGCTTGAGTTTCAGCCAGGTCCCGAACGTCAAAGGTTGCTGCTGAGCCTACTTCGCTGTCGGCAAGTGCTGCAGGGCTAGAATCGAACCGGCACCGGTTCCAGGCTTTTGATAATGGCACTGCCTTAACGCCATGATCACCGATATCAGCTGCGAGATGATCTGCATTCTCGGGCCATTTATACCATTCGTTGACACAACGAAGATAGGAGTCTTCAAAGTACTTGTAATGCTTGCCTAGTAGAGCCGTATTCGAGCCTATACCCAGAGGGTCCCATGAGGCTTTACTAGTCACCGTTGCTGGAGTGATTACAGTATCTGGCCCTTCCTTGACATAATCGGGGAATTCGGGCCAGACCCAGCGAAGAGGGGTCATGAAGGTGGCGAGGTTAGCATTGATGCGCATAACGTCCCTTTCCCGTAGCGATTCGAGGCGCACGGAACCGGAGAGTGAGACATTCATCCTTTCACCTGGCATCAGCATTTGTTGGCGGAGACAGTTGACTCGACCGATTTTTCCGGTTTTTAGGGTATGGCCACCTCGATTTACTCTGCTCATTTTTGATTAGCCTTTTTAATAGTTTCTGAAACGTCTTTAGGGAGTCGGTGCGCTGACGGCTCTGCTGGATAGCCACCTGAATATAATAGAACGAGAGACATGAGTTGCTGTACCGACATATCCTTAATGATGTGGGTACCGAGTATACCTGATGCCGCGTCAGCGTCAAATGTATCTGGGGCCTTGGTGCAGGCTACTAGCCTATTACAGGGTGCTACGACTTCTGAGATCAGTGCCGCAACATAGTGACCTGGCAGTGGAATAGCTGGCATACCGGCTATTGTCATTGATACTTCGACGACCGCAGCGATTATTGACCGCATTTGCCTGGCTTGGTCGGGTGACCAGTATTCTTGTTGCGTTAGAACACTCCAATGATGTTCATCGATTCCGTGCCCTTTATGGAGCATGGTGTACTCGTTTTCATTTTTCGCGAGGATTTGCGCGCCGTGTTGAAATGCTCTATGAATATCCAATGTTATTTGCTCCTATTTTAGTCGGAAATACTCGAGATTTATCCCTTGGGAATATAGTACCTATTGCAACATTTGCAATTATTGCTTTGGTATCAGAGTACCCTTTCTGAACGGGGAGGAAGTCGCTTACCCAGTCGTAGAATTCCGACGAATCCATCCTGTCGGGCCTCTGTCCACTTCGAACGCTCGATAGCATCTTCATGTAGGTGCTGCAATTGCTTGTGATCAGTTCCTTGAAATCCAACTGCCTCGCCTTGAACTTCATCAAGTAGAGTTGCCGTTTCGCCACGGAGCGCAGTAATCCGAGCGGAACCATATGGGTCTTGATTAGAGAAAGGTTCATATTGCTGTTCGGAGCTCTCCACGTGAGTGCTTCTACGATCGACTGATCGAACTGGTGAAGTGCTGCTCTCAGAGTGTTCAATCCGAGATTCCTGGTTGCCTTCATTCTGTGGTTCCATTCCTTATGCTCCTTTGATAGATATTTTGTGATGTAGTTGCCCGCTGTACGGGCATTGCTTACTTTCATTCCTCGTCCGTCCTTAAGGGGGAGAGCGAAAGTATATTTAGTTTCCCAGATATCTCCGATCGATCGGAAGTAGAGGGCAGGCGATAGATGTGGTAAAGACCATTTCCATAGGGTACGCATTGGAAGACATTCATTGTGGACTCTGTTAGCGGGGTTCCTGATCGATTGGTTCGGACATACTCGCCAAGAAGGAGGTATTGCCCGGAGCCAGATAATAAAATGGCCGTGATGATGCTCGCGACTTTTGCCGTGTTCGATAACTCCTGCATAGGTAACATATTCTGATTCCGATCTATATGGTGGTTTGTGAGCTGGTGGTTCCCCGAGTTGATGACAAACTATGTTGACCAGACTCCTGATGTATTTACGAAAAGCGCGGCCATCTTGCCACAGTTTTTTGGGGTCTGTCAATTGGGGGTCAACTGTTAGTGTAACGAAGAAAGGGTGCCATTCATCTTGCTGTTTTTCCGTTGCTTCCTGACCGACCCGCCATGCCCAATTTGATTTCCTGACTTGATCTGCTTTGTGTGCCAT